AGATGTAACAGAAACAGTTGATGGAGTTGAGTACACTACACCTGGTCTTAAAACAAATTTAATTAAAGATTTAAAAACAAATGTTGCAAACGAATTAGCTAAAACTGATTGGTACATAACTAGAAACACAGAAAAATCTACAGCAATCCCAAGTGCTATATCTACTCACAGAGATGCAGTTAGAACCAAACAAGCAGAAATAGAAACTGCAATTATAAATGCAGTTGATACTCCAGCTCTTGAAACTTTATATGCATATGTAAATACAGGAACATTTGAAAGTCCTGTAATTGAAAGACCACTAGGTGAATTACCAACATTGGAGTTGTAATCCATGTCAATAATTATACCAGCAAACTCAGCAGTAGGCGGTGGATTTGATGTAGCTAATTCATGTGTTTTTAATCCTGGTGCAAAAATGTACCATGAATATGGTTCAGCTACCAATAGAAGAACATTTACAATAAGTTTATGGATAAAAAAATGCAGTACGACTACTGAACAAAATTTTGTTTTTGCTGGAAATTTAAGTGGATCAAATCCTTATATGGATGCAAGATTTAATAGTGATCAAACAATAAATTGGTATTGCTCTGCTAGCAACGGTAGTCTAGCATTTAATTTAATAACGACTAGAAAATTTACTGACCCAAACGCCTGGTATCATATGGTTTTAGCTGTTGATACAACACAAGGGACATCATCAAATAGAGTAAGATTATATACAAATGGAGTAGAAGAAACTTCATTATCTACCAAAACGTATCCATCTCAAAATTTTGAAACACCTGTTAATGACAATAATTATGAAATTCAATATGGAGCTGTAAGAAATAATACTCCTAATTATAATGGCTATATGTCTGAAATAGTTGAAATTGATGGACAACAACTAGACCCAACATCATTTGGAGAATTTGATGAAGATAGTGGAATATGGAAACCAATATCTGTATCTGGTTTAACCTTTGGCGACAATGGACACTATTTACAATTTCAAAACTCAGCTGCATTGGGTGATGACACTTCTGGTAATAACAATGATTTTACTCTTACGAATATTGCAGCAACAGATCAATCTGCTGATACTTGTACAAATAATTTTTGTGTTAGTAATCTATTAGATAAATCTTCAAGCCTTACTTTATCAGAAGGAAATTTAAAATGTACCAGTCCAAATGATTCTACTTTTAGAGCTGGTAGAGCAACGTTTGGTATAACAACTGGAAAATGGTTTTGGGAAGTAAAAGCATCATTAGTTAGCGGAGGAGATGCTAGAGCTTATGTTGGTATTTCAACTTCGGGATACACTGATCTTAATAGTTATTTAGGAGCCAATGCTTTCGGCTGGGGTTATTATAGTAATGATGGAAATAAATCAAATTCAGGAAGCTCCTCATCTTATGGTAATAGTTGGAGTACTAATGATATTATAGGTGTTGCTTTTGATGCAACTAATGGAACATTAATTTTTTATAAAAATGGAACATCACAAGGAACTGCTTTTACAGGATTGACAGGAGAAACATATTTTCCAACTGTAACTAATTATTGTCAAGGTGGTTCAGGAGCATCAGTAATATATAACTTCGGCTCTCCACCTTACTCAATCTCATCAGGCAATGCAGATGGTGATGGCTATGGAAACTTTGAGTATGCAGTGCCTTCTGGTTATTTTTCGTTGAACACAAAAAACCTAGCGGAGTATGGATAATGGCTTACACAGATATAGATAAATCAGACGATTATTTTAATACATTAACATATGCAGGTAATGGTACTTCAGGAAGAAGTGTAACAGGTGTTGGGTTTCAACCAGATTTCGTTTGGTTTAAAAACAGGAGTGACACTGATCCACATAAAGTTTTTGATGTAGCCAGAGGAGTTGGTAAATCAATAAAAACAAATTCAACTGATACACAAGCAACTAATGAAGAAAACGGTTATTTATCAGCTTTTAATAGTGATGGATTTACACTTACTGCAGGAAGTACAAGCATACAAGACGTAAATAATAATGGTGAAAACTATGTTTCATGGAACTGGTTGGGCGGTGGAAGTGCATCAACAAATACTACTGGAAGTATAAACTCATCTGTATCTGTCAATACTACTGCTGGGATTAGTATTTTAACTTTTACTGGAAGTGGAAGTGGTGCAGCTGAGAATGTTGGTCATGGATTAGGTGTAACTCCTAAATTAATGATAGGTAAAAATTTAGATAGTTCTCATTCAGTTTTTGGAAGTTGGATGGTTGGTGGTTTAGGTGTATCATCTTCTTTTAATTTTTCTACTAATTATATAAACTTAAATACAACAAGTGGTTTATCTAGTGATGCTGGTGGTACAGTATGGAATGCAGCACCAACAAGTACCCTTGTAAAATTTTCTAATTTTTTTAATACTGGTTCAAATGATTATGTTATGTATTGTTTCGCTGAGAAAAAAGGATTTAGCAATTTTGGAACTTATACTGGTAATGGAAGTTCCGATGGAACATTTATTTACACCGGTTTCAAGCCAGCTTTTTTCATGGTTAAATTAACAAGTGGTGCAAACAACTGGAATATTTTTGATAATAAAAGAAATCCCGGTAATGATTTGGATTTAAAATTATATGCAGACACAAGTAGTGCAGATGTTAGTGCTTATGGTACTTTAGATTTTGTAAGTAATGGAATAAAATGTAGAAGCTCTGATGGAGCATTTAATGGTTCTGGTTCAACATATATGTATATGGCTTTTGCTGAAAACCCTTTTGTAACGTCAACTGGAATACCAACTCCAGCTAGATAACAAAATCTTGATCTAAAGTTAAATCTAATATAAACCATAATAAACAGGTTTTTATATGTTACAAAAATTAGGAATTGCACCAGGATTTAACAAACAAGTATCAGATACCGGGGCCGAAGGTCAGTGGATTGATGGTGATAACGTACGTTTTAGATACGGAAGTCCTGAAAAAATAGGGGGTTGTCTTCAATTAGGTGGAGATAAACTTACAGGTGCTGCAAGAGCTCAACATCATTGGGATAATAATGCTGGACTAAGATATTCAGCGATAGGTACCAATAGAATTCTATACGTTTTTTCTGGAGGTAGTTTTTATGATATCCACCCAATTAGATTGACCTTAACTAGTTGTACTTTTGCAAGTAATGGGTCTCCTGTAGTTACAGTAACTTGTTCTGCAGTTCATGGGTTAAAAGATGATGACATAGTTTTATTTTCTAATACTACTATTCCAGGTGGATCTAGTTTATCCGCAGCTACTTTTGANGATGTAAAGTTTATGGTTACAACTGTCCCAAGTTCAACTACTTTTACAATTACTTTACCAGCAAACGTTACTGGAACAACTTTAGCTTCAGGGAATACTTCAACAACAGCTCAAATTTATTATTCAGTAGGNCCAGCNCAACAAGTTGCTGGTTTTGGTTTTGGTACAGGTTTATATGGAGGTACGGTACCAGGTCCCGCAACCTCTACTCTTGCAACTGCATTAACTGATACAACAACAACTAACATTGTTCTTGCTAGTTCCAACTCGTTTCCGGCATCGGGGACAATACAAATAGGGACAGAATTTATTTCTTACACAAATAATAATACAGGAACAAATACTTTAAGTGGTGGTGCCAGAGGTGTGAATGGGACAACAGCAGCAACACATACTCAAACTTCTGCAGTTACAGACATAAGTTTATTTGTTGGATGGGGACAAGCTTCTACTAATGTATTTCCTTTTGATCCGGGTTTATGGGTATTAGATAATTTTGGAACAAAATTGATTGCACTTATTTATAATAATGAATGTTTTGAATGGGATGCTGCAGCAGTAAATGCAACATCTACAAGAGCAACAATTATTGCTAATGCACCAACAGCATCACGTCATGTATTAGTATCAACTCCTGATAGACACTTAGTATTTTTTGGAACAGAAACAACTATTGGTACAAAGTCTACACAAGATGATATGTTTATTAGATTCTCTGATCAAGAAAATATAAATGAGTACACTGTAAAAGCAGAAAATACAGCGGGTACTCAAAGATTAGCCGCAGGTTCTAAAATTATGGGTGCTTTTAAAGGTAGGGACTCAATCTATGTTTGGACAGATACCGCATTGTTTTTAATGCAGTTTGTTGGGGCACCTTTTACTTTTGCATTTCAACAAGCAGGGACTAGTTGTGGATTAATAGGTAAGAGTGCATCTGCTGAAGTTGATGGTGTTGCTTATTGGATGTCCGAAAATGGTTTTTTTGTATACGATGGACAGTTAAAATCTATGCCTTGTTTGGTAGAAGATTTTGTTTACGATGATTTAAATAGTACACCTAGAGATTTAATTTATGCTGGTGTTAATAATTTATTTGGAGAAGTTATATGGTATTATCCAACTAAAAATTCAAATGTAATAAATAGAAATGTTACTTATAACTACCTAGATTCTACAACTCAACGTCCTATATGGACCACCGGTACTTTGGCTAGAACTACTTGGCAAGATTCAGCTGTTTTTGATAAACCACATGCCACTAAATATGATGCTAGTGATAATAATTCATATGATGTTGTTGGTAATACGGAAGGAAGTAGTATATACTTTGAGCAGGAAACAGGGAAAGATGAGGTAATTGCTTCAGGTACCACTGCTATTGCAGCAACTATTACTTCTGGTGATTTTGATATTACACAAAAAAGATCATCAACCGGAGCTGTTGCAGGTATGCCAGATATTAGAGGAGATGGTGAATACATTATGAGAATAAATAGATTTATACCTGACTTTATAAGTCAAACAGGTGCAGCTCAAATTAGCTTTGTAACCAAAGATTATCCAAATAGCACAGGGGTCACTACAAATTTTACAAACATTACAGACTCTGTAACAAAAAAAGATGTTAGATTAAGGGCTAGATCTATAGCTATTAAAGTATCTAACACAGGGTCTAACCAAGATTGGAAACTCGGTACGTTTAGATTAGATGTACATCCAGGAGGTAGAAGATAATGGTAGCATTTTATAACCAAGCCGATCAAGATCTTTATAAAAAATATCAATACCTTCCTCAAGAACAATATAGGTTGGGTCTTAATTTACCAAAAGATCCTGTAGCACCACCTGTAAGTGGTGGTATAACAAATACAAATGCTTTTAATAATAGTGGCAATGATTTTAGTGTTTACAATCCTGACCCTAATTCAATCGTAAATAAAAACTATGACCCCTATCGTTATAATAATCTTATGGAAGACTCTTTTCTTACTGGCGGTTCTAATGCTACTGATCCTAGGTATTCTTCTGAAATAAATAATATGGGTATTAAAAGAGCTCAGTCTCAATATAATTTAGCTAATAGTAATAGAACCGCATCAGGACCCATGACCCCTGAAAGACAAGCAGAAGTATTGCGTACTAGGAACGATTTAATCCAAGATAACAGACAAAACTACGGGGCTCAGGGACAATACGAAACTGTACCTAGTGAATTTGCTTACAGCTCACAAACAGAATTAGATAAATTTAAAGATATGTATCCAGGATATTTTGCACCAAAACCATTAGAAGGTATACCTGGTGCACTACAAAAATATGC